CCCGTTAAGACCTAGATTGACGGATAATCAACCTTTTGTTAGTCAAGCCCCACCGTTTACTCTGTGGCCTAGCAGTTCCTAGGGTTAAGATGACATGAAAAGAAATATAATTATTAAACAGAGTTTAGTAGTTTTCCTAAAACTACTTGTACCACTGCTAACGACATCTATAGAGGAGCGTCAGACCTTTGCAAAGGGGTTTGACTACTACCTAGATAGATTATCTAATATTGAAACACATCAAGGACTTGATAAAAGTATAAAGATCGCAAAAGCGACCCGTACAACAGTTCTTCAGTACCTTGGTGGGAATCCTATTTTCACTATATCCGAAAGGGTCTCTATTGATAAAACAGGATTACCAAATATACTAGGACCACTGAAGATCCTAATACGACAATCAAAGATCCGTCCGCGTATTGCGGCAGGAATTCTGACTATTTTATATGTTACTAAAGTGTTAACTGGTGTTTTAAAACCAGATTACACAACAATAACAAATAAATACACTGGTGGTGAGATTGCAAATCTACTACCAGATCTCGATTTGGTTATGTCTGAGTTAAAATTGAAGAACCTTAAGGTTCCTACATGGACATCTTGTCACCTAACAATCCGATCAGGACCGTCTGGTGAACCTGCGATGATGTCTAGTCTGAAAGAGCTTGGAACATTTAAAGCAAAGTATAAAAGTCTACTTGATGACCTCAAACTAATTGGAGGTCAAAAGTTTATTAAATACTTAGAACCCCTTCTTGAAAGAGTAAAGGAGTTCGATGTTCCGCTTAGAAGACTCGCTGTCATTCCTGACAAGGAGGTCAAATCTAGGATCATTGGTCTTGGTGATTACTGGTCACAAACGGTACTAAAACCGATTCATGACCATACCATGGGTCTACTAAAGAATATTTCAACCGATGGGACATGGGACCAAGCAAAGTTCACAAAACAATCGATGATGGATGGACCATACTATAGTTATGATCTCAAAAGTGCAACCGATCGATTTCCGATCTCTTTTCAGAGAGAGGTTATGTCACGAATGTATAATGAGAAGATAGCTAAGGCATGGGAAAATCTGCTTGTCACACTTGAATTTTCATCTAATGAGGGACCAAAAGTGTTTTCAGTTGGTCAACCACTAGGTTTATATTCAAGTTGGTCTGTTTTCAGTTTATCGCACCACCTCATAGTTGCTATTGCAGCAAAAAGAGCGGGTAAAGGATTGCCTTTTACAAGGTACCTTCTACTTGGTGATGATATAATGATTGCAGACAAGAGCGTCGCCATAGAGTATAAGGGACTAATGGACTTCATGGGAGTTGAAATATCACAAAGTAAAAGTATCATTTCTGATACATTATTTTGTTTTGCTTCGAGATATTTCCTAAATAAACAGGAAATATCACCGTTTACTTTCACTGGTTTAAATGAAAGTTTACGCAACGCCACGAATTTCACTAGTTTCTTACAAACTATGGTTTCACACGGTTGGACTGAACTTTCTGGTCCAGTCTTAACGCCCGGAATAATGGAGATTATTCTCTCAAAGTTACTGAACGAATCTAAAACAAGATTCATGAGTAACGTGAGGTTTCTCTTTAAGCTCCCTTTACAGGGAATACTCGTGGTGTCAAACGACATAAAGTCAATGGCAGCCGAATTTTCTCTATCATGTTTTGATCAACAAAATCCTCTATTACTAAAGGATTATGTTCTCACAATAATGAGAAAGAAACTTATAGAGAGTCTCCCAGCTTTACATGAAAGCTTTGCAAAATGGAAACTAAGTTTCCCTTCCACAAGCGAATTCTTTCAAGTAGAACCAGAGTTTGAGCCATTCAACTCAACCTTACGACATGACAGTACACCCTGGGCAAATGCCTGGAGTGCACAGCACAAACATACAATGAATGTGCTGATATCTCTCCAACAATTATTTAAAGGAGAGGCATCTGATACTCCATTCGAGGAGTGGATCAGTTCTTACAGGACGATTATGGTTTTACCAAAACCAGAATCGGCCTTTAAGGCCAGAAACCATGTAGTAATAGTCACAACTAATGCATCAATAATCCGCGACGTTTTCCGCTTTTCTAGGCGTTATTCGCCGCTAGATCTTTATCACCAAGTTCAAAATCCTTTTGAGGAACAAGAAGACTCATAGGTTTGTTTCAGTTTAGACAAATTAGCAGTGACAAACGGGGTTTCCCCCGGGTTCCCATCCTTCCAAGGACGGG